GTGATTGCGCTCTCGGCCGGGTCGAGCATACGCATTTCGATAAGTTCGATCAGCTCAGCCAGCCGCTCTGGCTGCATAGCCCATGGCCGAGCTCCGATGGCTCGTAGAATCCGCTGATAATTCATGGTGATTTTCTCCGGCTTCCAGGCGGTCATAGAGATAACTGCTCTGCTTTCTGTTCAAACAGGCTCGGCTGCGCGTCGATTCGCGCCAAGCGGTCTCTGGCGATGGCGCAGTATTCTGGCGAAATCTCGAAGCCGAGGAAGTGCCGCCCTAGCTTCTTGGCTGCGACTAGCGTGGTGCCTGAACCGCAGAACGGGTCGAGGATGGTTTGCGGCTCACATGGCAAGTAGTTAATGCACCACAGATATAGTTCAATTGGGCGTTCGCACGGATGGTCGGTTTCTGCCTTGTGTGTGACGGTAAAGTTTGTCCACTGGATACGCACAATTTCTGTTTTTTGGAAATGGGTGCAGCTGGCAATGTCGGCTTTACTAAAATTCGGCATGGACTGACATTTGTCCCATACAATCGCCCCGCCCCGCTCTTCAAAACAGTTGAAAAAGTTGGCCCCCCAGATTATTCGATGTTTAGATTTACGCTGTAGAAGGCGAAATAACTCTTCTGAAGGTGGAATATCGTTCCAATCGACCGCAACACCCCTACCAGTCCCGCGCCCCATCAATCGTCCACTTACCTGCACAAAATTGCCGACTCCAAAGGGAGGGTCTGTTAGGCACAAATCCACGCACCCATCCGGCAGCGCCTTCATCAGCTCCAGGCAGTCGCCCTCGACCACCGAGCAGCATGGATACGGCCCGATCATCCGATCGCACACGCCATTCACCGTTTCGTTAAGGGGTACCACTGCGGTCCTTTGCGACGGTTCCGTACAGCATCTCGATTTCTTCAGGACTCAACAGTTCGCGATCATCCCATGGGGGCGCGTCATTACCGTTCTGGTGGCGGCCACCATGTCTTAGCGGCAGGCCACACTGGATGCCCTTTTGCGGATGTATCGCCGGACAACGCTGAGCGCCCTTCACCTGGAAGCCTCAATGTACCCGGTAACAATCGCGTTACGCGGTCGTTCGATCACCGCGACAACGTGCATCCGGCTCCAACCCTGATCGGGATTCATGCGACGAGCGTCAGCCAGCGCCATGCCGATCGCACCGTCAATCTCGCGTGCCTCCACGGCCAGCGTCAGAGTGCTAAAAGTGCCGGAAGTCTCATCCGGACGAGCGAACAAGATGCGGAAATTTCTCACTGGACGGCTCCAGTCGCCATGCCAGCCAGCGCAGCCGCGCCTGTCTGCTCCAGTTCCGCCAGAAATCCGTCACAGTTGCCGTTACCCAGCGCCGCACGATGCTTGCGGCAGTGCGCCGAGGCCTGCTCCAGCGACACTTGCAGGACTTCGCTAAGAAAACGGGCATGCTCCGCGTAGAAATCGTCCATTTCGGCTGCCGAGGCATGGCGATCTAGGAGCTTCCTTACCGCGGCTAGTTCCTTGCGGACACAACGGTCCGCCGCCGCCGAGGCCAAAAGTAGCAGCCGTTCGGGCACATGCCGTGCTCCGGGGCCAGAACTTGGGTCGTCGCCAGTGTCGATCACGCTCTTACTATTATCCTCAAGCGGTTCCGCGGCAGGATCGGATATCTGGCCCAGCGGTGCCCAGTTCAGTGGGCGCCAGTAATTGCCACCCGAGCCATCGGGGATCGGGTTCATGCCTTCTTTGGCCCTGACTTCGTCCTGACACATCCATCCATTCTGGATAGCGACCTGATAGGCCCCAAAACGGGCGGCTGTGTCGCCGCGTAGCAGAAAGTCCATGCCGAACTCGCAGTAGTAATTAGGCGACAGAATCAGGTCGCGGGCGATGGCCTGCTCCCACAGAATCAGCCGCGGCAGCACGCATTGCACGGCGAACATGATATTGAACTGTTCCACCGAGGCGTATGTCGCCGTCTTTTCGGTCTCGCCGATCAGGTGCGGAGGCACACCGAAGATCGAGGCAACCTCGATGCGCGAGAATTTGCGCGAGTCGAGTAGCTGCGCGTCGATTGGCTTGACACCGATTTCCTTGTACGTGAGCCCACTGGGAAGCACTGCGGTCTTATGGCGATTGGCACGGGTCTGGCGCTGCTGCCACATCTCGACGAAGCGTTTCTCGTCGGCCGCGTTCTTGAAATTGGCGCCCTCGATGATGCCGCCGGGCGTGGCATTGTTGTCAAAGAACCGCGCGACGTAATCCTGCTGGCCCAGGGCGACGCCGAATGTGTCAACGGATAGTTGTATGGTGCTCTGCCCGACGACCCCGTCGTCCATAAAGTTGCGCAGGTGAAAGACCTCTTCCGAAACCAGCGTACGGGTGGTCCCGGTCAATGGGTCGTTATACCTGTACCGGATCCGCCCGGTGCCCTTCATCTGCTCGGGCGTTACCCGGTCGGGGTGCATCGGAATCAGTTGATCGACGGCACCGCGCTTGCCAGGAATGATCTCAGCATAGGCGTTGCCGCGCAGCTCGAGATGACCTTGCAGCATCTGCTTAAACTCGAATGCGGTCTGCTGGTCATTCGGTCGGGTACGCAGCAGCGTATAGATTGGATGTCCCTTGGCAGCGTGCTTTACCCCCTTTGAATCGTCGGTAAAGATTCCCGCCGGCGCCATGCCAACATTGCGGCCAATAATCGAGACGCAGGCCAACACCGTAGCGATGCGCTTTGCCGTATCGGCGCTGATGCGCATGCCGGTCGAGGATCCAGCGCCAATCGGGCCGTACCAGAAATCATCCCACGGTGCGGGCGCTCCGCCTTCATTCTCGGCATCCATGCCGAATAGCTCGCGCAGATTATCGATGATATTCATCTATTCGCTTCGCCGGAAAAGCCCGACAATCGCGATCAGCATCAGTACCAGGCCGAGGGCCAACCAGCCCAGCGGCGACCACGGCCAGGCGCGATAAACGCCGTATGCAGCCAATGCCAGGCCGACCGCAAACAGCAGCCTCCGCGTCCAGATGCTCATACCAGCAGCACGTTTCCCGAGGTATAGGACGGCTCGGCGAACATCCAGCGTGCCAGCGCCATCATGGTCGCAACCGGGCCGTCAATTTTGTTCTCGACGCGGTCCTTGCGCGGATAGATGTTTTCTTTCGCATCGCGATAGGCCACCACATTTGCCATCTCCCAGGTCATGACCGGGTTTCCATCGTGGTGAAAGCGCCCATCGGCGATCACTGCCTCAAGCTCTTTCATCGCCGGGCTTATGCTCTGGACCGTCTGCCGCACTTCGACGAAGAACTTTCCCGCCGGCCGCGGCCAGTCTTCGCGCGCCTCGATAAACTGAATCAGCGCCGCCGCATGATACGGGTCGTGCGCACCTTCGCGGAGCCCGTTGATCGCCTGCACGTCTTTGATCAGGTCCTCCGCCACGAGCCCGTAGTCGGTGATGTTGCCTGGCGTCTGCGTGAGCCAGCCGTCATGCACCCATCCCTGATAGCTAGCATTGCTGGTATCGCTGGCCTCGATGATCTTTGCCTCGTTCAAATAATGCGAGCTAAAGCAGTAATAGTGGTCCTTGAGCTGTAGGCCGTCGCCCGGAATCTTCCGACGAAACAGCAGCACCTTCGAGGTGAGATCGACCCGGCTCGCCAGATCGAGCGCCGCGATGCAATCGTCCTGCAGAAAATCCTGCAATTTCAGTGACGAATCGGCAGCGGCATTCCATTTGTCGAGGTTCATCCACGCGACGGCGGCATTGCACCAGATGTTTTCGTGCTTGGTCTTAAAAGTGTTCTGCTTAGAAGCTGACTGAATCGCCTCGACCTGCGCTGCGGCCAGCTTTTTAGGATCGACGCTAACTCCATAATTGGGGTTGGACTTGCGCAGCGCGAGCTCGCTTTTCCAGTCGTCGCCAACGTCGGCGGCGAAGATGATGCAGAAGAGGCGGTCATTTTCAAGAACTCCGTCAAGGACCTTCTGTGCGTCAAGGTGCAATCCGTAGCATGGCCCCGCCAAGTTGGACCCGGCGGTCGTGATTACCAGAAGCAGCGGATTCACGCGGCCGATGATGCCCGTTTCCATCGCATCGTAGAGTGCGCGCGTGTCGTGCTCGTGATACTCGTCCACTATCGGGCATGAGGGACTCGCACCGTCGCCTGGCTTCCCGATGATTGGCTCGAACCGGCTGCCATTCGCGGGGATGTAGAGCCCCTTGGCGTTGACCTCGATGCCGAATGCTTTGCACAGCTCCGGATCCGCCCGACACATGAGCCGCGCAGGACGAAATACTTCCCATGCCTGCTTTTCGGTGGTAGCTCCGCTGTAAACCTCGGCACCGAACTCGCCCTCCGCTGCAAACTTGTAGAGTCCGATTGCCGCAGCAAACGGGCTTTTGCCGTTTTTGCGGGGAACCTCGATGTAGGCCTTCCAGAACCGGGTGTTCCCCCCCTCTTTCTCGATCCAGCCGAACAGGCTGCATACGATGAAGATCTCCCAGTCGGAAAGCAAGAACTTCTCGCGCCGCGCGGCCCATATTCCCTTCGTGTGTCGCAGCTTTTCAATGAACCGGCACGCCCGGTCAGCGCGTTCGGGACGAAAGATGAACGGAAATTCCGGCACCTGCTCGCGCTCCAGGTCACGAAGGTGACGCAGAGACGCCTGGCGCGTCCAGTGGCCGGCAATAATCTCGCCAGCAATGACTCGACGCGCGTATTCATGAGCTCGATCTGCATAACTGCTCTTCGTGGCTGTGAAAGCTAACTCTTTAGCGATCGCTTCAGTTTGGGCGACCTTCTGCTTCCGCCGCGACGAATTCGCTGAACGGGTTTTCCTCTCGGCGCTCAGGCACTCCTACTTTGCTCCGGTCCGCCGGCGTTATTCCCATGCGACCGAGACACGAAATCAGGCTCGTCAGCTCTCCAGACCTCAACCCGCCGCGTGGGCTGCGGTCTCGATGCTTAGCGATTAGTCCGCAGGCAATTTCGACCAGCCAGCGGTCGGAATTGGTAAGCACCCCCGGCGCAGCCATTTTCGCTAACTCTTCCCAGGCGCGTTTCTCCGCTATACGCAGATGATAAGGGGCGTCTCCGAGATCGCCGGTCGGGCTCGGCTCATTACCCCTGGCTCGGCGGCGTTGGGGATCCTTGCGGAAAGCCCCCTTGCGCTCGAGTTCAGCGGTTGGCTTGCGGGGACGAGCCATCAGTTAGAAGCCTTTTTTGGCACAAATCCCGAAATCGCGGAAAACTTAAATTTTGCGGAGATAAAAATCTT